CCGCCTACAATAACATTATCCTCTGCACCGTCGCCTAAATTTATGTCGCCGGTTGCAGTTATAGTACCTGTAATATTAATATCACCAGTACCTACGATGTTATTTCCATTTAGATCAAGGTTACCGCCTAATTGTGGTGATGTATCGTCTAGTACTTCCTTGGATAGTAATATTCCGCCCTCTGTGGTTCCATCACCTATATAAACTTTTCCAGTGTCTGTAACATAGAGAGGTTCACCGGGTTTTGGTGTAATTTCAGTTCTTTCTACTTCGACACCACGTCTAAATTGAAACGCCATCAATTTGCTCCTAGAATATTTTTACTAATATATTTATCAATCTAGGATATATATTAACGGCGCTTTTTCATAAAGATTCGGGTGCGATTTGAAATATCTCGTTTTACCTTTTCTGTATCAAGACGAAAATCTACGTGCGTAATATCTGCTTGATACTCTTCCATTACATCAGCAAGAGCATCTTCAACATTTACATCACTGCTGTCCTTTTTTACATCAATGTCCCATGTAATGCCGTCGTCGAAAGTAATTCTAACAGAGTGAAGATACTCAATCGGAACCACGTCTACATCTACATCTTCAAAAACCTCAGGCCAATGGTCAACTACTTCGGGAGGCAGTTTTTTATTAGCCACTAGTGTCTTTTGTCTTCTTTTTTGTAGGAACAAGTGCTTCTGCTTCTTCTCGCAGACGTTTTGCTTCTTTAAAAAGCCTGTTAGCATCACTGCGATACTTAGCTGCAATCTCCTCGTCTGTTAATGCGCCGTCTGTTGACGGTGGTTGAACTTGTTCTTCAGGAGAGTTGTAATCTACAGTTTCTACAGTAGTCTGTCTTTCATTATCTGTAGTTGTACCGCCGCCGATTGCCAGATCTTCTACAGACACGCCCTTTTGTTCGGCTATTTGTTTGTTAAGGTCGTCTAGCGAAATCGCAGTGTTACGATCTGGTACCATTTCTACTTCATTAGTAGCAACTTTCATCATCCTACCAGTGGTATGGAATCCTGCTAGCATGTTTCTGCCATCAGGTAATTGTGTTCTAGACATTGCCTCAGCGAATTCGTTTGCAGTTTGCCCTGTATTGCTTTCTACACATTTCATAAGAGCATCATGCTCGTCTGCCATAAGATTTTCTGTCGTAACTACTACACAGCTATCTGGATCTCCAGGAATTGTACGGTATGCAACTACAACTTTTTTTTGATTGTTTTTGATTCTTGCCACGTGCTTAAGAGCCATTATGATTCTCCTTGTGCTCCTTGCTGCGCAGATACCGCAGACAGGAATGTTTCTAATTTGCTATAGGTCTGACCAACAGTCATCATTTCGTTTGGTCTAAATGCACCTCTTTGACTAGCAACGTCGATAATCTGCTTGATTGCACTTAGATCTTGCACAGTAAGCTCTGCCCCAGACTCGCCAGCTGCTTCGGTGCCAGAAGTGTTTTCTACTTCTTGTGTGTCTTTTTCTTCCGCCATTTGATCCTCCTATAATGTGCGTGTTTTATTTACTAGTATTTAAGATAAGGACAACCTAAAGTGAATACAGATACCTCTTTTGCATCCTCAAATCCTATCTTGATTACCCTGGCTTGTTTGTTGTTCTTATCTAATTCGTGGATTGAACCTACATAAAAACGGCCTTTCAAGTTCTTTTCAATCCACTTAACAATGGTCTGCTCAAGGTTATACCTCCGCATTTCGACGGTAACATATTCGAAATGCGGAGGCGGTACCTTTAGCTGTCTTATACCGTAGAAATTTAACGGATTTATCTTTGCAGGTCGATTTTTAAGCATCTTCGTAGTATGTAGTAACTCCGAACGGTGCTTCTGGTGCTCGACCGTACACTGAATGAATGAGGAATACAGTGTCACAGTAGTCGGGATCACCCCAGCTGTTCCACGGCATACCATCCGTAAACATGATGAACTTCTTGGGCTGGATATCATGCTCCTTCATGTAGTTCCAGTTGCAGTCAAAGTCGGTTCCTCCGCCGCCTTTGATATCATATTCTGTAATATCGCGACCGTCGTCTGCTGAAAACTCGTCTTCGTTGTAGACTTCAGTGTCAAAACACCACAGTTTAATGCGATAGTCTTCGTACTGATCCATGATGCCTTTGATTTCTGAAAGAAACACACGAGCCTGTTCGTCACTAATCGAACCCGACATGTCAAGCGCAATGCAGATATCAATTGTCTCGTCAAAGTTCTGACCAGGTAGTACAGCTCCCATGTGCCAGCCCTTGCGTGACGGACGAGCAAAAGTAAAATCGTTCTTGATAGTGCTCTGAATCTGCTGCTGAAGAATCTCACGCCAGTTCATCTTAGGCTCAGTAAGATCCTTGATCATACGTTCAATTTCGCCAGGTACGTTGCCGGCGCCTGCACCTTGTGCAGCAGAAATCATGTTTTCTTTAATCTCGTCTCTAATCTTTTCTAGTTCTTCACGGGTATACTGGGGACGCCCGCCTTTGCCTTCGCCGTCCTTTTGTTTGTTTCCGGAACTGTTGCCTTCTTGTTCTTTTTCCCAGTCAACATGCTCGTCAAGCATCTTGCCTAATTCATCAAGGTCGATCTTATCAGCCTGTTCATACAGTTCGTCGTAGATTTCTTCTGATGTCCAGCCGTCATATTTGAAATCCTGATAGATTTGAATCTCAGGAACATCACCGATTTTGTCACGTACTAGAGTGTTGTTTACTTTGTAGTCACAGGCAACGTTATACAACTGTGGGTTGCGTTCTTCACGCCGAATAATATGATCAAACACACAGTGAAGGATCTCATGTGCAATTACAAATTCAATTTGTTTGGTAGTGAGTTTGTTAAAAAACTGGGAGTTATAAAACAGATTGCGACCATCTGTAGCAGCAGTGGGACACCAGCCATCACATGGCTGAACTCGCAGGCGAGTCGCCATATTGCCAAACCACGGATGACGAAGAAGCAGTCCTACACGAGCAGTAATTACTTTTTCTTTTACGTCGTTTTGCAAAGCAGCAAGTGCTTCTTCAGAAAGTTCTTCGTGTTCGAGTAGAGTTTCGTCTGCCACAGTGTTCTCCTAATTACCAGTGTATGTATATAATACACAATTTTGAGGGATTAGTCAAGAAAAGGGGCGAACAAATCGCCCCAATAGTTATGCCTTCTGAGCAGCAGTAATGTACTTGCCATAGCGCTCGTGGAACTCGTCGAAACACTCAATTGCGTCCGGATCAATTGGCAGACTGTACTGCGTCAGTGCCAGCTTGATACCCATGACAACTAACTCTGTCTCGAAATTATCCATTGAAAAGCGCAGAAAGTTGTTAACCTTGTCGTCAAACTTCTTGTCGCCTGCATCGCTGGCCTCTTTAAGCTCATAGCAAAGAGAAACTGTGAGAGAATACATTGCGGAAATTTCTTTTGTGTTGAGCTCAGTTACCTTGCCTTCAAGAATATCGCCGGGATTAGGCATCTGCGATGCAACCTTGCGATGTGCCATAAACTTCACAGCAAGGCCTTCGCCTACAGCACCTGACACAAGATCAGTAGTAGTGCTTTCGTCTAGTGAGTCCTCAAGCAGTTCGCTTACAAACGACCACGAACGAGGCGTTGCAAACGAACGACTAGGCGACTTAGGATCAAAGTCGTAGAGGTCCTTCTTAGAAAAAGTAAGATAGCCTACAACGTCTTTGTGAATGTTATTGTCAACAGCCCACTGAAACCAGTCGTCAAAGTTAACAGCCATCTCAAGGTGAACAAAGCGATTAGCCAATGGTGCCGGCATGCGATAGGTTACACCCTTGTCCGCCTCACGGTTGCCTGCTGCTACAATGAATACATTGTCAGGCAGCGTATAAGTACCAACCTTGCGATTGAGAATCAGCTGATAAGCAGCAGCCTGTACAGCCGGAGCAGCAGAGTTCATTTCGTCTAGAAACAGAACAATATTGTCATGCTGTGCAGCCAATTCTTCGTCTGGCAGCTCAAGCGGCGGAGCCCAAACCATCTTGCCAATATTAGAATCAAAATAGGGAATACCCTTGATGTCAGTTGGCTCCCAAAGCGAAAGACGAACGTCAATAACCTTGGCATTCATCTGCTCACCGATCTGATGAACAATATCACTCTTGCCAATGCCGGGAGGACCCCAAAGAAAGATTGGACGCTTCTTGCGAATAGCGTGATTAATAGATGCCTTTGCAGAGTTAGGCGTAAGTTGACGAGTTGCAGTATCCATAAGTACCTCTAGTAGCAGTTGTGTTTAAGTACAAGTGTTATTATACAGGAATGCAGGCGAGTGTCAATCGTTTTTGGCTTCTTGTCTTGCCAAAGCTTTAGAAATACCATATTTTTTGATATCTCCAGAGAATAGATGAAGTTCCAGAGACTTCTTGTCGTCTGTCACAAAAATACTCCTCTTTCCAAGATAATAAGGACAATCTATGAAGTTGTCAAGCCAAATTATAATTTGTGTAGTAAAATGCATGTCGGGTGCGTAAGGCACTTCGTAGAAGGTTATGTCTAGGTCTTCTGTCATCATTCGGTATCCTTCTTCTGTGAGACGCATGCCACCTGTCTCTTTTGTTCGAGGGTTGCGCCACCATTCCGCGAGAGAAGAACGAATCGACAGATCGTTTACAGACTGGTCTAGCTGTTTGAGAAATACCTTTGTATAGCTTTCTTTCCAGTTCATTAGTATAGAGGAATTTCTTCGCCCTGAGTCAACTTGACTACACTAAAGTCGTTACAACTATATAGAGAGTTTAGTTTTTTTGCAAGGTTGATAGCATGGCCCGGGTTCGAGAAGGAAGTTTTAGGATACTTAGGACCAGGATAGTTAGTCAGCATATTTGCCGATTTAAGATTGAATGCTTCGCCTTTATAGAACACTGCCCAAATGCCTTCACTTCGAAGTACCTGAGTATTTTTATAGCTTTTTTTATCTACATATTCTATTAATACTGTGGGCTTTGGACGACTCATATGCGTATTCCTTAAAAAAATTAACTACGCATATATTTATCAATTACCAGTCAGAACCTCCGTCCATCCTAATCTCAATAGTATCGTCTCCTGAGTTTTTTGCCTGTGATATTAGCAATTCTTCAAGGTCACCGTTTAACCTTGTCATTACTTCTCCTAGACAGAATGCAAGTCTTTTTGCATTCTGTAGGTCAAGTTTTACTTCTTTGGCTTTGCCTGCATCAGCAGATTTTACCTGCTGAATAAAACTTTGAATTGGGGCTGTGTTAAGTGGTTCTGAATTATTTGACACGACTCAGTTCCTCTCTTGCCTCTAGTTCTGTCTTTAAAGGCCCTTTGAAATTGTTCCGTTCAATCGTAATTAGCTTAGGACAAAAGCTTTTTACCCAGCCCTTGTCAAATTTCACGACATAGTACCCAGCACAGTAAAGACTTTTAGATTTTGCAGATTTAGAAAAAAGGGGTAGTTTTCTCTTTACATCGTACATAGGATTGAAAGGTTTATAAGAAGTAGGAAATCCATGAACCTCATAGGAAATAGAATTTTCTAGCTGCTTATGCCCCCACTTGATACTGCCTAAAGATTTTTTCAATTGATTTTCAGAATTGAAAACGGTTGTGCCGTTTTTGTCACTGAGTATATATTTGTCTTCGTCGAGTGTGAGTGTTCCTACTTTTACGCCCTCGTTCTCGACGATCCAAAATTTTCCTTCTAGAATTGGTTTAGCTTTTGCCATTCGGATACCTCGCTGATAATGGTTTTGCAAAGGTAGCTGCTTGATCCGCAATCTTCTGCATATCCCACTTTGCGCAGAATTTCATAAGTCGCAGTCCTACCTGTGTTATGTCTTTGGGTTCTACATGAGTAGTTTCATGATCGATAATCTGTCTAATCTCTTCTGGTTGTGCAGTTAAATCACACAGCACCACATTTCTGTTATAGTCATCGATTACACGATGCTCCTCACCTTTATGGTCTACCCAGCGTTGCAGCATGAGGTTGTTCCAATTGAATCCTTTTGTGTTCTTGTCGTCGAATGCTTCGAACAAACCCACCTTGCTTTTGGTACCTTTTTTTCTAACACCCGGGTAAGCGGAAAACACATTGTCTGAAGTATCGCCGCGCATACACTTCTCAAACAGCATCCACTCAGGGTTAGGAGCAGGCTTTTCTGCCTGCGTCTTTTTGTCTATCACTCGTTCGCCTTTGTCATCAAAGTAGCCTTCGTGTGTAATTGTAGTAGAAGTTACACCATTATACTGACGCACATTAGGCGCAATCAACTGCGCAAAGTCTCCGTCTGTGGAAATAATAACATGATTGTCATTGGGGTGATTCTGACACCAACCTGCTATAAGATCATCTGCTTCTAGTCTCTCGTGACGCAGTACAGTGACATTCGTCTTCTCAATAAGAAATGTCTTCAACTCGTCAAAGATTTCCCAAAATACTCGATCCTCTTCTTCCTCTTTAGCAGTCATAGCAGCGCGAGCGTCTTTTCTATTGCGCTTGTAAGGCTCGTAGAAATCCTTCCGCCAAGATCTACCTTCAAGACAGACTACAACATGATCACCGTCAAAGTCTTCCCATGCTTTCTTGAGAGACGATAGCGTGATATGGATAGCCATGCCAACTTTAGTGTCAATGTCGCCGCGTACAACATGTCGAGCGCGGAAAAAAACATTCGCAGTGTCTAGCAAAATATATGTGCTCATACAGGATCCATTCCTAAGCTTTCAGTAACATCAAAGATGTCTCTACCTTCAATATAATACACAATAGCATCTCTCGGCTTAAGAAGCAAGATCTCATTGTCTAAGAGATACAAATGCATTAGGAAACTTCCGATCGTCCTTCGTCAAGTGGATTAACGTTTATATATCCCATGCCTCTTTCTGTGTCAACACCTTCTTCTGCCAGCATTTGAGTTACTATGGTTCGAAACCAAGCGTCTACAATTTCTTCGTTTGTTTCACCTTTGTAACCAGCATCTAGCAGTCTTTCAATAAACTCGTTATTCCAATCAAGTTCAAAGAAACCATTCCGAATGTTTTCAGGATTAACCTGCGTGTCGAGAACAGCAACCCAGGGTTCTCCTTTGCGGGTTGCTTCTGCCTTTTCCTGCTCTAGAGTTTCTCTGCGAACATCTTCTGAAGTTTTTTCTTCCGCAGGAACTTCTTCTTGGTTTGGTTTCAGTTTCTTCCAAAAGTTAAACATTTTCTACCTCTGCTGGCTTTGATTGGAGACAACCATATACAATCGTTGCTACAAAGTTCACATAAGGAATCAAGAATAGTAGCACCCACCAAGGTGAAATACCAGCGTCTCTGCAACGTCTAGCAGCCGTAGCAAACTGCAACCATAATGCTGCGATTACTAAAGCAATTAAGCCAATCACACCAATATAGATTCCTGTTGTGCCAGTAAACATTAAACCTTCTAGAATAATTGTACCAAAGAAAGTTACTGCAAAAGTAATGAATACTACCGCCCAATACTCCTGTCTCATAGCGAGACCCATAAAACTAAAATACCTAGACATTGTTAATCTCCTTTTTGTCGTTAATGATATCTGAATACTTCACGAGAAAGAATGTTTTCTTTTTTTCAGAAAAGAAATCCAAATGGAATACAGGAATGTTTTGTATTCCTCGTTCATTTACTAGTTGTCGTCGCGGAGTAAATCCCAGTGTTCTTTTCATTCTAGAACGAGAAAGCAACACACTGGGAGGATAATCTTCCTTAATCCTATTTTTCAGCGTGTCCCACTGTCGTTCTGTGATCATGATTGATTTTATCATTAAAATCCACTCTTTCTTAATCTTTCTGTGGGATCATCATGTTCCCCAGGCATTTCCGAAGAGGTCGATGTGGAGTCTCGGTGTGTATCTCCAGCCTTTTGACATTGCGAGTTTAGCGACTCGTTTCGTGTTAAACTCATACTCCTCAGATCGTCCGCCGAGTGGCATGATGTAGACTGGACATTCGATTCCTGCTTCTCGATATAATTCTGTAGCTTGAGTAACTTCGTCCACGTCTTGTTCATCAGCAACCACAAACTTAAAATACTGGTCACTGTGAGGAGTGTCAAAGTATTGCCTAGCAATCTCAGGCTTAATAGCATTATTCCAACGCTCTCCTGAAACGGTGAGCTTTGGTGAACACGAAAAGGTAACATGTATTCTGTCTTGAGTTCGAAGCCAAGCTTCAAAATCTGGCTGTAACTTCTGTGTTGTATTTGTTTCAATAGTGACATGTTTTAGATCCTGCATATCTGGGTGAGCAAACAGTTCTGGCCAAAACTTCTGCCAGAGCATGGGCTCGCCGCCTGTTAATATTAGATGAATATCCTGTCCGTTTGACTGTGTCCATCTACCTTCTGGAATGAGGGATAGCAAATGTTCTACTACTTCATCTACAGTTTTATCCTGCATAAACTTCTTGAACTCTGGATAGATAGAAGCGTATGTGTCGCATCCTGTATGCACAATTGGTAGATCAGTAAATGTTTTGGTATTTTCCACTACGCCGCTGTCTAGGAGTTCTTTGACTTCTGGATTATGTTTACCCATCTCTTCGTTTTTATCTCTGCCAAATGCCTTGCAACGGAAGTTGCAACCGAATGTGCGTAAGAAGAGAGAAGGAACACCTACAAATCTGCCTTCGCCTTGTACTGAGTAAAATGCTTCTGAGTATCTTAGATTCATCGTGGAGCAAACTCCTGTTGTAGTTTGATATTGTGAAAGAATTCTTCTTTTACTGATGCGTCTTTCATGAACGCACCTTCTAGTACTGTTGTTTGTGTGAGTGAAGAATGTGCCATAATGCCTCTGTTTTCGCAGCAACCGTGCGTACACTGTATATATACGCCCACATTTTCTGAACCTGTTGCTCGCATAATTTCTCTAGCAATATCGTTAGCAAGTTCTTCCTGTAGTGTTCCTCTACGAGCACACCACTGAGCAATTCTAGTATATTTAGAAAGCCCGATCAGTTTTTCTGCTGCAATAATGCCGATATATGCTACACCGGTAACAGGCTGATGATGATGCGAGCATACAGAACGCAGCTCTGAACGCACTACCAGCATTCCTTCATAGCCGTCTTTGGGATTGTTTGGAAAAGCAGTTGCGTTAGGCTGTGGATAATATCGTCCGCTCATTAGTTCGTTGATATACATCTTAGCAAGACGTCTGCCAGTGTCCTGTGAGTTAGGATCATTAGCTCTATCAATTACAAGAGAGTCGAGAACCGATTCAAACTTTTCTGTAAGTTCAGAAACTAGCTCTTCTCTTTCACCGTCTTCGATGTACTGTGAGATATTATCTCCTGCCCAGTAACGAGCATCTGCTTGTTCTAATCTATTTTTTATTTTTTCTGATGTTTTCAATATCTTCTCCGAGTTATAGACGAGGATGTCTATTATATCTATTGTAGACAGTATTTAGGTTTTTGTCAAGAAAGAGAATAAAAACTATCCTCTTCTTCCTAGAATTGGCGCTCTACCTGCTTCCAGTTGCACATCTTCGAGACCCATGTAGGTATACAGTGCTTCTAGTTTGTCATGATAGTCAGCAACTTCTGCAAGCTCTTTTTCTAGTTCTTCTAGTACATCACCATTGTTGCCAACACCTGCTGCGTTTGTTGCCAGGATTTCTGCATTTGCTCTGTGCTTTTCAATGTGTCCTACAAAGTGGGCTTCAGCAGCCAGTAGAACTTCCGATCTCATATTCTTCATTGTCGTCTCCTTTTTTGTAATTTCCCATGTGAGGAATAACATGTCTTACACCGCCTCTTGGGTCCGACATGTCTCCTTCTCGTCTTGGTATGAGGTGAATGTGGGGATATTTAACAGTTTGTCCTGCCGCTTCTCCTACATTCATTCCTACATTAAATGCCTCACAGTATCCTCTTTCAACCCAGTCTGTGCCCCATCTATACGCAGCCTCCCAGCACTTGGTAACATGCTGCCAATCTTCCTGCTGTGGTACAAAAAGAACGTGTCCTTCTGTAACAGGATAAGAATCACGATATACTGTATAGTCTCTCGTCTCTACGAGAATGTCGTCCCAAGGTGTGTCTGCTTCATTCAGCGTTCGGGTCATATTCTACTACCTTTACTAGATCTTCTTTGCCAGGCAAACGCCAAAAATCTGCTGCTCTTTCTGCATCTTCTCGGGTAGAAAAAGTCTTAACAGCAGGCGAGTGAAAATCCATGCCTTCAACAAATTCTGTGACGTAGACATAATCGTCTTCTGGCATAGGAACCATAATTGCCCAATCAGTCACAATACTCTCCCACACATTCCCAGGGGTAAACTAGCCACTGTGGATTCTCTTGTTTGTTTATTTCGTGTGCGTAGTATGACACTGTGTCAAAGTTGCTGGTAACATTATTAGTTAGAACAGCAAAGCGTACATTTCTTTCCCAGATACTGCCCCAGGCATATTCTTCGTTGGGGAAACACACACTCTGCCAGTCACGCTGTATCCAGTTTAGAGTATCGCCTGTGTCATTGATATCGTCTACTACTAGAATATTCTTTCTTAGATCCACATCCCAGCGGCTTTTATAATTATCGTCATACACTGTGCCAAACGCATCTTCTGCCATCCAGAGATTTGATTCACATTCAGCATTGTCTCTGAGAGCAACTTTTAATGCTTCGCAGCGCACATCCAGTATGTGAGAAATAATAGTAGCAGGTATATTGCCGCCTCTCGTAATGCCTACCACATAATCAGGACGCCATTTATTTTTTGCAATCTGATTTACGATTGATTGGCACTGCCGTTCTATATCTTGCCAACTGTAGTATACTTTTTTCATTGGTTGTTCTCCGAATTCCAATCATCCTTCACAATGTTATAGGTATTTTTAAATTGAGCAAGTGCTTTTTCCAAAGCAGGATAGCGCTCACACATTTTTTTGAAATCTTCTACACCTTGTGTCTTGTCTATGCCAACATATTCACAGAATTCTTCCCATGGATTATAGAGAGTGATATTATTATAATCAAATTCTGTTGCGCCAGCGTCTACTGTGAAATCATCAGGCAATTTGCCTATGCCGGTATGTGTTGTAACATCAAAATCTCGCATAATATCGTCATCATCTAGGTCTACAGTAATTACGTCATCTGTATAGGTGGTGTTGGTAATTTTGTAATTTACTTCGTCGTATGCTTCTTCAAGACTTGGTTTCTGTAATGGCATCATTTATCCTCTTGTATAATCGTTCGCCAGAGAAATAGTCTCTCTCTAGTTTCTGCCTCTGTTTTAACAGTGTAGGCAAATATTCATCATAGTTTTCCATTAGATATATCAGTCTATTTGCTACATGAGTGCGATATCTGTCATAACTTTTCCAACTCTGAGTCCATGCTGAGGGATATGAAAATGCGTCAACTGCCATTTCTGAATAACTGAGCCTATCTGGCACCATTGGAATTGTGTTTACCAGGGAACCTTCATACCATGATATACCCAGTGTCTCTTGTAGGTTAGCAGAAAACACAATCTTTGCTTCTCCCAGTAGATTGTGATATTCATTCTTTGTTAGTTCCTGTTCTTGGCACATTACAAATTCATATTGCGGAAGAGTTTCTTTCAAATCTCTAAATATATCAGGTTGCTTTTCTGGCGCAATTCTATGCGGAAATAGCACAAGATTTCTCTTCTCCATACCTTCATACTGCGTAAGGCTGTGTTTGAGATACTCCATAGGCCAGCCTACTCGCTTTGTGAGTTTCTTTTTGGCTTTAGGAAAAGCAGCCTGAAACAGCTCAACATGAAAACGAGTAGCAAAAAAGTTGTCGTCATAGCAGTGATACATAGACTCTTCTGCATGTCTAACCCAAGGAGTATCACCTATAAGACGACCTAGAAAGTCTTGACTGTCATAACTGCCAGCATGCCATAAACCGCCAATTCGAATATCGACGCCAAGCAGTTCAGCCATGTAGCGTAACTGTATAACTGTGGGATTCCAAGCATCGGTGTAGAGGAAGTAGTCTCCATTCTTGATTTTGCCTTTTGTAAATAGTTCGCCAATCTGCTCTAACTGTTTCGATTTGTAGACATTAGTGCCACCAAAGTTAAGAAATGCCCCGGGCGTTGTAGTCTGTGGGACTTCTCCACCCGAGATAACTTCGATATTTGCGTCTACATTATTTTTCAATTGTTGTGGCAGATGTTCTTTCCACTGCGCAGTGTAGCGAGTATCAACCGCTTCGATATCTACTACATACACAGTTTGAGAATGTTTTGCCATTTCTAGTTCCTAAAGTTTCTGCCGTTGTTGTTGCGTCGATTCTTGTTTCGATGATAGGCTAGATAACGCTTGTATTCATGCCAAGTCTGATCGCCTTCACGATATAGACTGGCTTCGTTGTAAACTTTGCCTTCATAGCGACAAAAGTCACGGAAACGATCTAGTTCGTCAAAAATTTCGTTCACGGGTGGAAAGTTATTGGCCATTTTTATATTACCTTTATGTTGTTGTGAATTGTGGAATGTGCTCAATAATACCATCACTTTCCCCGTCTTCAGAAACAACAATCTCATAGTATCGATTGTCTCCGTAGCAGGGAATAAGATGATTCTCTAGAATATCTGTCGCAATCATCTCACAAGATTTGTGATTTTGATTGCCAGACTCAATGTGTTCTTGAAGTGCCCATTTTACAAGAAAGAATTCAAGTTCTCTATCTAGATGGTTGACAGAAATTTTGACTTCTACTTTAAATATGTGACGATGTTCATTTTCAAGAAAACTAATACGTTTGTCGATGTCTGAGGCACCGAGATAGTAATGGTAGCCTTCAAATTCTGTTCTTACTCGAATATAGGTTTTTGTAATCATAATTGTATTTTATTTGTCTACGGGAGTGTCAAGACTATAGTCTGACCAGTCAGTGAATTTTGTTCTCGCCATTAAGTCGTGTAGACTGTGGCACCAAACGCCTGGATTGGAATGACGAAAGTCTTTATCATCAATTTTTACCATGGTGTTGTAGTTCCAAAGTTTCACATAAGGGATAGGCACTCTAATCTGCGGAATAAAGTTGTCGTATTCACAGAGACAACTATCGTTGAATTGTTCTACTTCAGAAAGAGGAATGTCCAGCGTACAGAGATAATCATTATCAAGGAAATAGGCAATCATTCTTTCCCACTGCTCCCACTCCGCGTAATCTTCGCTCGGTTGGAAAGAATGATTAGCACCAAAGAAAATGTGCTCACATTTATTACGATCGTATAAATCGATAATATTCTCCGCAGGCTGCAATCCTGTGACAAACAGAGTGTTCATTCCAAAGGCAGGGGTTTTCTCTACTTCCCAGCCAGTAAAGAATTCAACTGAGTCTGCTTCGCCGGTGCTATACGTCCTTTTCATTTTCCAGTTCCTCTAGTTTGTGTTCCTGCTCTTCTGTGAACTCACCATCTTCAACTATTGTACTATCTTTTTCTTCAATGTCAAATAGCGTGTCAAAGTAGGTAGATGAATTTACAGTCTTTTTGCCAGTAGCACCTCTCGTCCCTGGTATTGCCATCCAGAAACGAGAATAGTCGTCTACTATCTTAAGTGCCTGTTCTTGATCATCACAGGCAAATATCTCATTTACAACATCTCGAAAGTATACTCTATCAAACCGTTCTTGTACCAGCATCTTGGGCGTAATGCCCTTGTCATATCTTCTGTTTGCTCTCTGTACAGCATTGATATGGCTCCATACATTATGACCCATTTGAATAGCATACGCAAATGAATCCCACGCAGTCTTACCTTCTTTGCCGATCTTATTTAGGTCACCCGGAGCATAGATAGACACATCAGAAATTTTTAGATCTTCTGTTATAGGAGAATCTTCAAATACGTGATAGAATCCTTTCTTGCCTTTTGCTAATACATCGTCTTGTTCTACTACTTCTCTAAATGTGCGTGAATCTTTTGCATACTTTTTATCGTCAATAGAAGGAACCATTCGATAGGTCCACTTAGATCTGTCTTCTATTTCTGTTTGAATATAGATTTGTCCGTTTGCTGTGGCAAGGAACGGAGATGCACAATCAAATGTTATAGTAAAGTTTTCGTTGTGATGACGTCTAACTGCTCTCTGAATGTCAGTAAGCAAAACAGCCCATTCTAATTTAGAAGTGCCAAGAAAGTGCATGACATCGTGTATGCCTTTTTCTAGTAAGCCATCAAATCGCAACGTGACAAGACGTTTTAGCACAAGGTGAATATCACACATGTTCTGACCGCCCATTGCCCATCCATTAAAGTGATTGTCAGGATACTGAGCAGGATCGCAGTAGTCTTTCATTCGAGAATACCAATCATCTGCATCAGCGTGATTCTCACCCTGTAGTACGTTAAGGAATTTACATGCACCTGTTCTATGACGCATCCAGTAGTCATTGTTGATGCGAGTGGCTGTCACAGCGTCTTCGTAGTTGTTGATGCCGGTTGCCTTGGCGCCTGCGGGCGAACGTGCTACCCAGGCAGGAATATCCAGTATCATGCCATAGTCCATGTAAGCATCCATCCAACGCAGCACGCCGTCTCGCTTCTTCTGTGCCTTTGGACAGTTTGGATCTTTCCAATCACCTTCCCAAACACCTTTACCAATCTGAAATCCGCCCGAATCGCCCAGCACCCAAGTATTTGATCGATCTCTATTACGAATCATGTCTTCTTTGGGAGAGTCTTTTTGCGTATCCAGTTCAGCATGACCTGCAGAGTAAAGGCTCCATTTATAAGAAAATGCGCCCTCCTTTTCATTGAGATAGTTGAGGCTTTCTACGCCGTTTTGAAAGTTTGTGGGAATGCGTGATTTTTCAACGTATTCTGCATTCTGCTGCTTGCCTACATAGGTGGCGTAGAACCCCGAAAGTGCCGGCAAGAAACGAGCATAGTCCTTTTGTTCTTGAGTTAAATTTGTTTTCATTCTAGTTCAACATGTTTCCTGATGTAGTGTATTTAGAAAATGGCAGTTCTTTCTGCTGCTCTTTTATCTCCAACTCTCTCACTCTCATAGTAAGACTGTCAATGTGATCTAGAAGACTTTCTATAGAACCAGGCATGCGAGATCTATCGTCTTGACTTTCTATCAGAGCAGTCAGAGTCATAAGGCGAGAAAATGCTCGCCTTATGTTTTCATCTTCCGAACACACAGCACTATCAATTAATCGTGCTAGGTCTCTTAAGTCGTCTGCGTCAAATTCCTGCATTATTTAGATTGTGCTGGAAGGATATAATCATACTTGGCAAGACCAGAATCAACAGTGATTTGCATGGCACCCTGATCTGAAATACTCATAGTGATATCGCCATCAAGATTCAAAATGCTCTGAGTTTGATTTACAGGCCAACTCCATGTATGTGATAAAGTACCTTCTACATCATGCTGGAACACGAACTCACCTGCGTGTGTACTTGCGTCACCGAACGCAAACACAAGGTTGCCGTTGTCGGTTCTTACCGAAAACACGGGCTCGTCTGAGTGTGCAGCACTCATCAACTTCATTCTAGAAATAGCAGCAACACTAGGCTCAAATGTTACATTCCAACTAGCACCTTTGAACTTCACAGTTTTTAGTTTTTCTTCGATGATTGCACGATTCATAAAACGATAGTCGTTTTCGAAGTCGCCTTTTTCGTTTTCAAAGTGAATATGAGTAGGCACAGTTTCGCCGTTGCGTTCCTGTTCTACAACTTCTAGTTTTGCGTTTTCCTTGTACTCTGGGTTTTTCAAATGCAGTGCCAGTTTATCTAGATTTGGCATCCCGAACACTGTTTTGAACTCTGCAACGGGCGAATGAGTCTCTGCAAACAGTATGACAGAACGATCCTCTGCCATAGATTCGAAACTGGTTGAGTCTCCTTCTCCGTTTACTCTTACTAGGTCTAGAAATCCCAGTGCGTGTGTTTTAGAAACGATGTCTTGCAAAATGTCCTTCATTTATTAATCTCCTTATTGTGTATTATATGTTGTAAGTTATTGATTGTCAAGGTTTTTTACTTCGCGAATTAGAGCCATCAATTGCTCTAGTAATTCTCTGTCATCCTGTTTATCTGTGTCAATAGTGGTTTTTATTTCAATTTGCATTTTTTATTCTCCAAAATCAAACAGAGTGCTGAATGTGTTGTTTCTCTTGGTGTCTTCGAGATCCATATCCAACACGCCTATTAGATTTTTTAATTTTAGGTCTATAATAGTTTCTGCCATTGCTGTGTCATCAAACGGTAATTCTTTGAACCAGTTTGGCAGTCTTAGTTCATCTGTAGGATAGGCGACTGAAGTGTACCCCAGCGGGTTCTGTTTCAGTTTACACACAATCACTTTCATACCGTCTACAATTTCCTGCGAGTATTTGTCACCATTCATGCGCTTGAGAGTATTCCAGTTGATTGATGCTCTTACATGTCCGGGCATGTTTGCTTTGCCTTTCCTTTGTTCTTCTTTTTTGTAGTGTCCGATTTTGTTTGCTCGCTTGGGCGATCCTTTCTCCCATCCCGGCATGTTTTCAAACTCTTTTCTGAAGGCTGTGATTCTTTCAAGCACATCAGAATCGTCATAACTTTGGAGTACCATAAGCAGTATTTCCATGAGAAATTCCTGCATGTACACAGGAGTATCTGAACGACGCAAGTCAAGACCCATTGCTTTGACTTTGCCCGGCTCGCTCTCTACATCTTTGCGTTCTCCTTCGTCGTCATATACAAGAATAGCATAGCGCTTTTTCGTAATAAACAAGCCGCTTTCGCCTACAATCTCTCTGCCAGCAGCAATCACTTCCGAACGTGTTTTTGGACAATGGAATGCTCTTTGCATAAATTCTCTGAACGAAGAGTTTACCTGTTCTGCTAATTGATCATACAATTGTACAACAGTTTCTTTTGTCCAAGGAACCTTGCCTGCTTCGATATCATCTTTCAGTATAGGATAAGCAGAGAAGTAAACCGAGTCAGTGTCACCATATATGACTGCTTCGCCTGTATGATTATATTCACCCGTAATTGCTTTGTTTACTTCCGCACTCATGTGCTTGACAATCTGCCTACCTGTTAGCGTTGTTGATTGTCCTAAGCGTTTGTCATAGAATCTACAGCCAGGATTAAGAATAGCACCATACAGTGAGTTAAGGTTGATCTTTTTAACGAGCTGACGCTTGTCCCAGAACGCAGTTTCTACTGAATTTCCTGCGTCCTGTGCTTTTTTCTTTTTGGCCTGTAATTCCTTTCTTTCTGCGTACCAGCGTTTTAGCAAGCCAGGAATAACACCTTCAAATTCTGTTGTAAGAATTGTACCGTTTGCTGTCAGCATCATAGGCGCATGAGAATTATAGATTTTATCATAAACTTCTGCACCTGACAGCACTTCCTGTCTGCCATCTTCCCAATCAAGAGTAATTGCAAGATCCTTTCTTCTCTCCATTACAGCATCATATTCAAGAGATCCAAAGTGATTTTCCCATGCTGCTGCGAAAGATTTTTTCTTGAGACCTGTTTCTTCCTGAATCATGTCTTCTGTATAATCCTGCCTTAACTGACCTATAATAGTTTCAGGCGCCATGTTAAGTGCGCGAATCACAGAAGGATATAGAGAGTTCAAGTCCATTGAACCTATCCATTTGTGCAAGCCTTTTTTGGGATAGGCAACATAGGCACCTGCTGCTCTTGTGTCTTCTTCTTCGTTCTGTTTGGGCCTATTAGGCACAACCAACCCTCTATGATGTGCTTCATTAATAATTGCCTGTTCTGTAACAGCAACAGCACCCATTGTGGTCTGCATAAGCACGGTGTTTGCGTGAGCAAGCTCGTTCGATAGATCAATAAATCTCAGTTTCTTGTCCAGTTTATCAAGCAGTGCAGTGTCCTGTCTATTGTATTCTATAAATTTTCTGAAGTCTTGGTTGTATAATTGATCTAGTGTACCTTCATACACAGTTTTTCTTTCACCTATCTCAATCTCACCAATTGCATCTAGTCGATATGAGTGTCTTTCTTCATAGGTGTATTTTCTATACAGTTGAAGAGAGTCAAGATGTATTCTACCTACCAAATCGAATGTTTCCGCAGTTTTGCCATAGCGTTCAAATTCACGCTTCTTGGGCAACTGTTTCCATAGACAGAATCGTCGAGTGTCGTCTTTAGATAAAACACGTGATACTCTGTTCACAGTGTAGGGAATATCATAGCCTTCCGAGTTCCAGCCTGACAACACATCAGCATCTTCGATCACATCCAAGAATGCCTGCAGCATATCTGCTTCTTGTTCATAGAGAAAAGTATTTTCAAACTCTTTCACACTTTCCTGTGCTTCTGCCATGGTCATTGTCTTTGGCGGAATAGCAAATGTGATAAGAGCATCCATCCATTGCAGATGAACTGTGATAGCAGTGATTGGCATAAACGGATCTGCAGGATCTGCGAATCCTCGTTCTGGATCGAAGTCTGTCTCAATATCAAAAAACGCGATATTCAGTTTAGGGGCGTCTTGATTGAGATAGTTTTCAGATAGGCACTGAAAGATTGGATTTACGTCTGATTCAAACAGGCCCTTGTTTTTGTTAATTGCAACTTCCTTGCGAAAATCTTTGGTTGATTTGCACACTATGCGTGACACAGAATCACCATATACAGATTTATATTTCCCTTTTGGATCTTCGTGATAGAATGTGTATTTGACTGGATAGTCTTGAAAATGTCTTTCGCCGTCGCGTCTTTCGACTACACGAATAACATCAGATTGTCTGTCGAAATAGCCATCGACATATGCCATATTGTGTCTCCTTTTTATGGTTGCTTGTGGCCAACCTGCCTTCTACATGCTCGTCCTACGACTTGAGCGTGATTGATACCAGCGTACCAATCCATACATACTTAATCCAAACCAGAACAGTTCTATGATAATACTGGATAAGTTAGGTTTGAAATAGAGATTGATGCCTAATAGTATAGCAACTACAAGATTGTTAAAAGAATACCAAAAACCTTTTGGATCCAATTTACCAAATTGTAAGCCCGCATACGAGCCTACTAACAGTGCTACACCTATATTGCCTATAAAATCAGTTAGTTCGTACTGATAATTAAGTAATTCCATAAATGCCTACTGGTCTTTGCCTACTGTGGTTACGATAGTTTCTAGATCTTCAAACTCGTCATAATGCTTGTGCCAATCACCATTTTTAGCAACTTTTATTGCTTTGTTGATTAGGCTGGGCTTGATGTCTAGTTCTTCTGCTACTGCCTTCACAGTTTCTTTCAAACCTGTTTGCAGATCTTCTACTTCCTGCATAACAGTCACGCCTTCATTCACGAGACGCTCGAGTTTTGCCTTCTCTTCGGCACCATAAGTTCTGTCGCTCATTAAGAACCTCCTTAGTGTGTTAAGTATATGAAATGATTAGAAAAATGTCAACCGGAAAATACTTTGCGATTATCGAAAGCGCGGTGCCAGCCAAAAAACTGTGCTTTGTAATCAGAATGATCATCTGAGGATAGGTTATACCATTCTGACTTGCGTTTGATTAGTTCTTGTGCCCCTGCTTCCCAGTCTGTGGTTTCGATGATGTGTTCTAGTTTTTGTTTTGCTTCTACTGCTTCTTCTATAGAAAGAAAATCTTGTTCTACATGCATAACTTCCATACAGATATCCTGTGACACATAGTCCAATGAAAAATCAATGCCCCACTTAGGTTTGATACCTAGTAATTTATACAATATAGGCCTTTCTTGTGCAACTTCTTCTAGCTGTGCTCTTGCTTCGCCTGCAAAGGCATACCTTTCTATTATCATGCAGTGGTCTAACACCAACCCAACTTCAGAATCTTCGTCGTCAACATACCAGTATTGCGCCGGAGAACGAGTAAACTGTATTTCAGTATTCAACTGCCTGTTCATAGCGTCATAGTGCAGTTTTTCAATGGGAGTAAGAATTTCGTAGCCATCCTTATCAAAGTCTTGCAGTTTGAGAGTTTCTACAAGATGTCTTTCAATTGGCTGTGTTAGATATGGATTTTCAGTAAATTCAGGGTTAAGGTTTCTTAGTTTCATACGCCGTAACGATTTGTCTTCTTTTTTGCTACTGGACTCTGTGTATTTGTTCCGGGTTGTTCATTACTGCCATCATTTGCTAGTAATTCGCTTTTTTGGCCTAGCTTTTTTTCAGTTGCAGAGATAATTTCGTCTTCTCCTCTCGAATATGCTACGGTTACTGCTTTGTTTTTTGCGGGACCGTTTTCGTGGTATTTGGTATGGTCTGCCATGCCCATGCCAAACCTATAAGTATCATAGGGACTAGAGCTTGGCATATCAGGATACATGCTTGATTTAGGTAACGGATCGCTGTACTTAGGAGTCATTTCTCTTTCTGTTATGAATTCTCTTGCCTTCATTTTAGACTCCGTAACGATTTGTTTTTTTCTTAGCAACTGGACTGGTTATGTTGGTATCTTGAGTTTCGCCAGTGTCTTTTACAGGATCCCCTATATCATTAAATGACACGCCTTTAGATCTGAGAAATTCTTCAAAATGTTGTTTTTCTTCGTCAGAATAGAACATCACCATAGCGTTATTGCCAACCTGATTGTAGGTAGGGGTCTCTGCTCTGTATTCTTTCATGAGAGTAGAAAGTTCATAAGGCAGTATAGGAATATTCAAAACATTTGTCTGAGAGATCATAGTCTCCATTAGTGAAAATCGTTCGAGTAAATCTCTCATCTTTTCTGCATCTGAGCTCATATACTACTTTTGGCGTTTCTTTATTGTTTCTGCTAGTTTGCCGGAAAGCTGTTTGTTATATTCTTTCACAAACTTGCTTTCTTTTTTCATAGAGTCTGCAGCATCAATGTCAGCACTTATTTCTGAATCCATCGACTTCTCATAGCTGAGGTCGTGATACACAGCATCAATGTAATCTGCTGCTTTTGTGATATAACTCTGCTGCCAAGCCTGCAAGCCTTCTGCCTCTGAAATCGTTTTCAACAAATCGTGTAGTTTGATAGAATACTTGGAAAGCTTATATAGCTCGGAACGCGCCATTTGAATTTCGTGATCCTGTTCTGCTTTAGCAGCAAGATCAGCAAGTCCTTCTCTTATTTTTTGTTTTTTATTTTCTTTCATCTTTGTTCTCTTAATATCAAATGCAGTGTTACCGATAAATGACATAAGATTTTTATGCATGGATCTTACGTCAGGGTCATCTTTATCTACTTCGTCAGTCATATTTTTGAATGCTTTTGTTGACTGCCTATAATCTGGTTTTTTAGGCGGATTAAACTCTAAAGAACCCCGTTTATATTCTTCCCAGTCACTAGGAATAGTGTTTTTAAAACTGCTTACGCTGCTGACCATTCGCACTGCATCTTTAAAAACACCTGCATCGTTCGGATCGTCGAATGATATGGCCTTGCCAGCTTTTTTACTTACCAATGTAATCATAATTATATTTATCGCTTAACAGTTTTACCGCCCATAAGGTTTTTGTCAACATTTAGAGCATTTTGAGCTGTGCCGTCTGGGTTTGTTTTTTGAGGAGCCTTAGGCACACCTTTCTTGTCTCTCTTAATTTTGGCTTTTGCTGCTGGCGGATTAGCAACACTCGCAACAGACCCTGCTGAAGTTGCTCCTGCTGTTGCTGCTTCTAGTATTTCTCTAAATCTCATGACTTTTTCCTTCCTGACTTCATGTTTGCGCACCAATGTGCCATCTTCTGTTTTTCGCCCGAAGAGTTTTTTGCTTGTTTTCTTAGTGCTGTGACGCTTTTGGAACAGTCGACACCTGCTTTTTTTGCTCGACCAGGACGACTTTTGCCTTTCTTCTTACCGTCGGCAAAGTTTTCGCCTATTTTTGTACGTTGTAGGACATCTGTGTTCCATATTTGGTAAGCAATATTGTCACTGTCTACCATACGCACACCGTCATAGCCCATGTTTTCAAGTTCGCCTGTGCTGTATTTGTCTATGTCGTCATATGAAGCCAACTTTGCTTGAGGAGATATTTCAAACGCCATATCTACTCCCTTGCCTGTTGTTACAGTATTGTCCCAGTCGGTATTATCTACACCATTAAGCCAAAATGTTCCATCTGCGCTTTTACTTAGATCTATCACTGCAAAATCTTGAGAACTTCTGTGTATGCCAATCTCTCTGTTTTCATTTTTCTTCTTTCCAGCGCAGTGTGCTTTTTGAGAAAAACCTTTAGGATTATTACAGTTTATAGAACCCTTATACTTTTTGCTCCACTTTTCCGATACATTATCTTCCGCATAAGTGTCTTTAGCAGTGTGAGAAAAATCTCTTATCAGTTCCTCAATCGAAGCATCTTTTACTCTTATAACCGGCACTTTATCCATACCTAATTTTAGGTATGCGTCATATCGATGATGCCCGTTCACAATAAAACCATTTTTATCAACTACTAGTGGCTTGTTGAAACCGTTCTTGATGCTTTTTACGGTTTTGTTTACCATGCCGGGGATTCTTTGGTCCTGCGATGTTTCTAGTGTAGAAGGATCAACCATATCCGGTTCGAGGTCATAACTGCCTTTCAAGTCCTTTATGCTGACCTGAGGCATTTGATTTCTGGGAATATTTAACTCATCTAGAATTGATTCATTAGATTTTTTACTTAGACTCTCGTCTACTGGTTGATCTATATGCTGTTTGATGTTTTTTGCAGTTCTTTCGAACTTGTGATCCTTGTGTTTGAATCCTATGCCGCCTGCATCTTCCCATTTTGAAATATTCACACCGTAATCATCTATCAAGATATTAGGAGTCCCGTCAGGCTGTGTAGCATATTTTGCTTTATCGTGTGTAATTATTACGTCTTGTGGAGGGAAGAATTTTAGATGTTCTTTAACCCATAATCTTTTGTGTGGTTCAGAGTTTTTATCACCTGGCAGAGGCGACGAGAGTATTTTGTATTTTCCCTTTACCTGTTTAATAAGATTAAGCAGACTGGATGCGTTTGCAGTCAAAGGAAGATTTATCCAAAAATCGTCTGTTTGTCTTATTCGATCAAGAGCATCGTCTATGTTGTATTTTTTGTTTATTTCCCGCCAATCGTCGACATTCATTAGATCAGCCCAGGATCCGAAAAAGTCAGCAAGCACACCGTCCATGTCTACGAATATTTCTGTGGATTTTGAAATCTCACCTACAGCATCTTCAAAAAGTCTGTAATTGCGAGATTCGGACAGTCCTAAATTAAACAGAACATTTGTTTTAGAACCTTTTGTTTTCTTTGAAAGAGTAGGAGGACGACCGTCTTTATCAACAGTATTACCAAACTTCGCAGCCTGTTTTTTAACTTCTTGTGGTCCAACATCTTGAGTTTGATTCTGTTTGGTTATCCTGCCAACACCGCCCTCCTGTAATTCTCTAAATCTCATTCTATATCCATGTCCGCCAGTCTTCTATCAAGAAACACAGCAAGTTTGAAATCCTTATTCGTAATTGTGTTCTTATCATGGGTATGCAGACTTATCAGCATTTCGTCATAGAAAATTACCGCATCAATAAAGTGATCCATTTCGGTCATCTTCTGTTCAATAGAAATTAGAAACCTAAGAGCATGGTTGTAGTCGGAAAATGTTACTCTTTTTCTTAGGCGTTTGCCATTGTCAACTACTTCCCAGTTTTTCAGATAATTGTCTGCAAATTCTTGTGCTTTTTGAGGTGTGATCTTTTTCATCGTTTTCTTCCTCTTAAACCCTGTGGCATGTTTAGTTGATGACCTGTCCAATATGGTCTAGAAAACCACAATTTGAACCATTCTTCTGTGCCCGGCTCAATACCTTTTTCTCTTTCTATCTGCTTTTTCTCTGTGCCTGTTACAGAAATATTGGAACCTTCATAAGGCTTATAGCCTGTGAATTCGTTTTTTATCCCTGCTAGTTTTTGTAGTTCAGCAATGTCCATTAGTACTTGCCTTGCTGAATATTCGCCATCTCTTCTGTATAAATTCTGTTTATAATAGTCTGTCGATCCTGCATATCAAACACTCTAGAAGCATTCTTACCAACTTGAAATTTTTTGCAGTAGGTATTCATTGCCGAGTCAACTGCAGCACCAAACATTTTGCCGGCATCGATTTTTTGTTTTTTGCCGCATGCATCTTTTAACCGCATAACTGCAGGATAATATGTTCTTCTGTAAAAATGAGGGTCATGTCGCATGAAAACAATAACGTCCTCAGTTACATCAAAAGGTAGTTTATTGTTATGCTGCTCAGCAAATTCACTAATCTTCATCTGACTCGCCTTCGCTAGGAAAATCGGATTTTTTCTGCCAACTGTAGGAAGTTTTATCGTCTTCAATAGGACCGCCTTTTGCCCAGGTCCTGCAACTTCTAGCTGAATGGCATTTAAAGTGATGCATCCAACAGTAGCCTAGAACACCGTCTTCGTCTGATGTTGGACCAGGCAGGCAATCTTTCATTCTTTCCGAAATGTCAAATGCCACACAGTTACCACACAGCGAACTTTTTGCTGCTTTTGCTGTTGTGCTCCAAAATTCTGCAATTTCATCCCAAAAGTTGCCTGGTTCGTCTACGTTGAGAGGACCATACTGTACATGGTCTGCCTGTATTGCGTCATTTCTATTCACAGTATTGACTTCTAGATCCTTTGTTGCCGGGGGACAATCCATCTTTGCTTCAGTCAATCGCAGTGAAAATTCTCTATTTTGTATTGTTGCTATTTCTTGTATTTTCATTTGTTAATCCAACATGTCTGATACTGTCTTGCCACTCTGCCACATCTTGCAGGACCAATAGCGAGCCTTGTCGTTTGGTCCTGGATTATCACAGTTGTGTCTTGCTCTGAAACTTCTACGTGCTTCAGGATCGTCGCGTTTAATTTCCATTTTGTCTGATCCAAAGTTTACCTTTTTGGCTTTTACTTTTCCATCTGCGGTCTTGTCTCCAGAGTTAACATAAACTTTGAATTTTTTAACATCACCTCTCATCGGTTGATTTAATTTAACTTTCTTGCCATCGTATTCTGCTTCCCAGAGAGGATCGTCTGGCACGTATCCTAGTATGCCGAACTCTTCATAAAAATCTTCGTCGTTTTCAAGAGTAATTTCGTCAGTTAATTCTACATCGTCAGCTGAAATCTCAATATCGAAATCATCATAGCCTTCTGAAAAGAAATAATTTGCTAGTTTTTCTGCAAACTTGTGTGATTCTTCCTCATTAAGAGATTTAGGCAGAGGTATTTCAAAAACTGTGCCTTCCTGTGCAGTTTCAAATATTTCATACTCTGAAAACACATCTTCATTCAATGAAACTGTGTCTTGTTTTTCCATTACTACTCTTGCAAAGTGTTTCATAATTTCTCTCAGTGATTTAGATAGATGCTTTCAACCGAACCATCGGTCCAGTTTTCCAACCGTGCTCTTATGTGTACATAATTGCCAGTAAAATTAACAAGCTCGTTAGCATTTTCTTCAACGCCAGGAGTGCTTGTAAGATTGTAAGCGTCTTCGTATATTGTAAACCAGTCAGCGTTAACAGGATCAACTGCAAGTGTTGCTTGTATTTTAAGTGTACCTACAAAACCTGAAAGGTTATATTGAACGGTGTGGAATCCGTCAGCGCGACCGTAATAACCGTCGCCACGCACGGGATCAGATGTAGCAGTAAGAACTTCGTCGAAACCTGTAGCAGTTACAGGATATGAAATACCAACACCCTCTTCGTTGACAGTGTCGCCTGATTCAGTATCAGTAAAACTATATTTCAGTAAGAATGTTTCGCTTTTTGCTGGCATGTTGTATTTAGCATATTATGCCTCACATACCAAACGATCTACTCTTCGAATATTATCCCAAATCATGAGATTGATAAGGCTGAGAATTTTATCATCTCTCAGATAAAAGTATAATCCTCCCACCATCCAACCGCGTTTTATGGCTCTGTACGCAGTGTCACCTATTGTTACTTTATCAGGATTTGCATCAATCCACTGTGTAAAATCACTGGCAATTCTTTTGTCATTCATTGTGACTCTAATAGGATGACTCGCAGGTTCTTTTACTAGGATGGTGTTAGGCTGTTTTAGAACGTGTATTTGTGAAGGATCAGGCTGCCATATTTCTTCAACAGTATCAGAAAATGTATTTTGAATTTCTTCGATCAGTTTCCTATTGTTGGTGAAAACAGAAATATGCGATCCTTCGCCTCGCGTTCTACAATCATCTTCTCTTATAATTTCAAGAAGGTGTTCAATCTCTTCGTTTAATTTCAACCGTAGCCCAGAGTACCTTGACGCAAATCCCATTCTGTATGCGTCTTGATTGCGAACAACTACCTTGTAGAGATATTTGTTATACCACAATTTTGTGGTTTCCATATACTGCACTGACATATTCGCCTCTTATTCTGCTTCTACTGTTTCTGAATTTAATACAATTTCGCTGTCTTGGAAATCTATTATCACTTTGCCACCGTCACGTAAATTGCCGAACAGCATCTCACGTGATAGCGGAGATTTGATCTCTCTGTCAATTACTCTCTGTAGAGGACGCGCCCCCATCTTGGGATCAAAGCCTACATCAACAAGATGATCAAGTGCTTCGTTTGTGATATCAATCTCGATTGACTTATCCTTTACCATGTCCTTGAGTTCAAGCAGGAACTTGCCAACAATTTTAATCATAATCTCTTTGCTCAACTTGGCAAATGTAACAACAGCATCTAGTCGATTGCGAAACTCAGGAGCAAAGAATTCTTTGAGTGCAGTGTCTTCGTATTCTTTTTCAAGATCTTCTACGAAACCAATTGTATTCTTTTCAGCATCTCTCGCGCCAAGATTAGTAGTAAGAATCACAATTGAATTTCTAGCATCTGCTTCTTTGCCGTTTGATCCTGTTACCATACCGTTGTCCATCATCTGCAGCAGAATCTGTGACACATCAGGATGTGCCTTTTCGATCTCGTCTAACAGTAGAACACAACCAGGATTTTCCTGCAGTTTTGTTATTAGCAGTCCAGCATTGTCTTCGTAACCTACATAGCCAGGAGGAGA